TCGGTTTTGTCTCCGCAATAAGTTTGTATTACTGCCCACCCTAACTTTTTACCTTCCCGGCTAATATCTGGCACAACGCGCCAATCGTTGAGATTACCTTCCGAGTCTTCCCCGTTCTCTCTGTTAAACTCCTTTAGGTTAAGTTTGTGTAGCATCTTCCAATACAACTCGAAGTCTGCTGATCGGTCTAATCCTTTTAATTTCACTTATAATACTCCAGTGATTTACAGTTGTGGACGGTGGGGTAGGCTCCAAAATCCCCAATTAAATCAGTGTGTTGCTCAAAGTATATTGTATTCATACGGATGATACTCAGCAGATATTACACCAGCGTCCAGTGCTTTGTCAAGCGTTAATAATATAAAGAAAAACTGATTATTAAGCAAGTCCACATTCCCTCTGTGCATCTCATCATGGCACTCAAAGCATAGAGGCATGGTGTAGAGGTCAGACGCCTTGTAGGAAGTTCCACCGGAGAGAGGGGAACCCCTACCTTTCAGATGGTGAGCTACCACAGTGCCGTCCTTGATATGACAGGCGCAACAGGGAAGCTCAGACACAAACTTAATGTAGTCCTTGCTCTCCCATCTTTCATGTTTTGGAATCATTCCTTTATGATACATATGTCTATTCTTTGGTGGATCGTTATCTGGGCCTTGTAATTCATCTGAGAATTTAGATTTCACAGGCATCCCCTGTACAGGCTAACTCCTGACTGCCTATGGTATTGTCCTCTTCTTCCTTCACAGAGAGCCAGTCTATTTTCTTTGGCTTTGGAAATGCAGTATATTCTGATGCACTCATCTCCTCGTAAGGTGGGAGTTGGTAGACATGGGAGTCATCAGCCTTCGGGAGGAAGCTCACCCCGCTGAGTATATCAAAGTTGTCATAACACCAAGACCCTACCCTTAACCACTCGTCCTCTGCCACATAGATCGTTACTGAAGGCTTATGCTCACACCAGTAGATAGCAAACTTCTTCCATGTTTCCAAATGGGAGATAGCGTCCACCTTGTCTTTAGTGATGGAGTTGCCGGGAGCTTTCACCGCAAAGGAGAAAACCAAAGCCTCTGGGTTGTACGGGTCTTCATCAAAGGGTATTCCTGCCTCTATTAAAGCCGTATTCAGAGGGTCTTTTTTATCCTGTCTAACCCTACGAATGTAGTGCTTACCAAAGGATGGGTGAAGACCACTCCCGGCCACCCCAGTTAGTTGAGATACCGTACCAGACGGTTTAATACAGGTCACCGCTACGGACTGCGGTATCTTTAGTTTCTTAGCCCACTGTAGGTTAGTGGTAATTGCCCACCCCTTCCAAGCAGTAAGTTGTTCAGGAGATGCGTTCAGAACTACAGGACAGTCATACACCCCTGTAAAACTTACCCCCAATAATCTTTCTTCTTCCACGTTCTTTCTCCAAATGGGGCGAACGTACCTGAAGTTCGTTAAGGTAGACTGGAAGGTTCCCAGAATAGTAGCGTTAGCTACCTTACGGGATACATCATCTATAGTATCCGTAGGACGCAGTACGCACTCAGAAAGGTTGCAAGTTTCTAACGAAACTAAATTTATTTCGCTGCACGGATTAGTTCCGAATTCTTGGGTGTTGTCTCTTCTTTGAGGGGCCATGTCTTGGACGGCTTTCCGGTTGAAGATCCCCCTTTCCCCGCTCTTGGATTCGTAGAGGGAAATCCATTCCCGCATGAAGATACCGATGTCAGGCTTCTCTGTGTAGCAGACAGAGTTATTAGCCAAAGCTCTCTGACCATTCTCTACCCACCACTGACCCATCTTAGCCCGTTGCATACGCTCGTCAGTGAGGTTACTCAGGCTCAATTCAGCAGCCCTGCGTACACCCCCTACCACTACCGACTCTCCATTAAAGCAGAGGAGATCATGGCACTCTAAACTGTTTAACTTCCTTCCAGAAGCGTTTCTAAATATTCTAATATAGTTATTGAATAACTTTTTCAATGGTTCGGGGCCACTGGCCCTTCCACCAAAGGTCTTGAGCCTAGCTCCTGATGGTCTTATCCGACTGTAGTCTACTTTAGGAACTAGCCCTTGATACAGGAGACTCACCAATTCTTTTAGTGCGGAAGCCCACCCTATCTTAGAATCCCTGACTACAATAGTGGTGTCGGTATCATGGAATTCATTGGAGATTTCAGGCAGCTTACCAATGAACTGTCTTTCTACGGAGAATCCCACACCAGTACCACAGAGTAGGACGTACAGGTTCTCATCGAAAGCTCGAACGTGGTCTACCGCCATGTACGAACAATTATAGCTAGCCATTTCATCCCGCTCTAATGCCCTACCTGCCGTCATTAAACTTCTCATAGAGGGCATGATGTTCATCTGAACAATCTCTTCCTCTAGGTGGCCGGGAAACTTGGGGAACCTATCGCTCATAAACGAGACATACCTGTTCACCGTTTCTTCCCAAGTCTCCCTGCGCTTATGCTCGTCAAGATAACGAGCGTACCTAGACTTATGTATAAATTCTTGGTACTGGTTCATTCAGTCTCCTGTTCAGCAGCACATTCAGGGCAAATACCTTCATAAGTTGCAGCAGAAATTCCCAACTCAACAGCATCCATTATATGCTCTATCAACTCTTTAAGGGCATCGTCTTCCATATCCATCGTACATACAAAGTGATTAACTAGGGTTTCAAGTAAGTAAAGTATCCTGAATCCAGAACCCTCACCGGCAGCGTCTATCATACACTTTTCTGCGGTTTTAACCGCCCAATGGAAATTCTCATGGTAATCTTCATTTTCGCTCTTTCGAAAATCTTCCATTGAAATTATTTCGGCTGACATAGCGTTCTCCTGTAATGAAGCCCCGTTAATCTTTCGCCCACGGGGCCACAGGCGTCACTACAGGGATTAGTCCGTACCCCCGTAATTGATTATGTCGCCCCCATCGCTTTCAAACCCATGAATAGCGTGGACTAGGAGCATCGTTAAATCATCAAAATCCAGAAGAGCGTACATATCGGAGCTATTCTTCTCCCCCATGACTACCACTGGAATCTGATGATCTGTAGAACCACGCTTTGCTTGGGCGTACCAGTCCTTGAGGTACTGTGACATCTTAGCGCGGTACTTACATTCTATTCCCAGATAGGGATGGTCTACATCCAAATCTGTTTTCCTGTCGGATACACTGATCCGATTACCGCCAGAGCGCAGAGCTACCCTGCGTTCAAACCTTTTCCAGTTAGAGTCGGTCATGTTCTTCCACTGCTCTTCTTCTGGCAGAAGAATTTGCCCAAGTGTCTATGTCTAAAATCAAGCCAAATGATTTTCTCTTTTTTCCACCCATAGACTGTCTAGTTTTGGAAAGTGTTCTCGTCTTGGGTTTGAACTTCTTAATTCTTCCGATCATAATTAGTCCTCACAGTCGTGGCCTTCTTGATCCTCGAACGCATTGTACTCGTCCGGTGGATCAACATCTTCATCAGCCATGTATTTGAAATCATCAGGGATGATTGTATAGGTAGACTGATTGGCTGTCAAGAGGTTCATGGAAGCCATGTCCATCCAGAGGTCTATCTCGCACTCTGCCATATCCCAGTGTCGAGCTTTGGAGATGGTCAGGGTAACATCCGGGTCTTCTGCCAAATCCGGGTAATTACGCTGGAGTAGGATCACGTTGTCAAAGCGGTCTGTCAACTGACCCGCACCTCTTACGGAGAATCGGTCAATCTTATCTCTGACAGAAAATGTTTTCCTAGCGTGAGCCACTAGGATAATGTGGCACTCCAAATCCCTAGCAATGTCGGCCAATCTGCAAGCTACATCAGTCTGAGCCGTGTAGTCATCGTGGCGAATACCGGAAATGGTCATCAGGGAGTCCACCAAGATAAGGTCAGTGCCGAAATGGTGGATGGAATAGCGTATCCCTGCCTCTAGGGTATTCAAGTCCATCGTGCCTTCCTTGTCAAAGAAGAACAGCTTGTCCTTGCTCCAGCTATTGAACTTGAGTCCGAAATCAAGGTCAGGCTTTATATTACAAGATGCCATGCGGTACATACGGATTAGTTGAGAGCGTGGCGACATCTCCAGTGAGACAGATAGTATTCTACCCTTCTGAGACATACAATAGAGGGCTAGCTGGCCTAACGTCAGGCTCTTACCTGCTGAATTGATGCCCCCCAAGAGGGTACATTCTCCAGCCCTCAGTCTGAACTTGTCATCAAGATGCGACCACGGCAGCTTATAGCCTGTCCTGTCTTCCCCTAGAATATAGTAATCCAGCACTTGTTGGGTGAAGTCAGACGCAGACCTGATAGACTGCTGACTCTCAATCCGTAAGTACGGAGCTAGAATTTCTGGGGTGAGAGTACGCTCTGATTCTAGTGCTTGGTGTTCTGATTTATCCATCATACTCCTCTTTGTTGAGATATGGTTTGATTTTCCAGTACGCCTTTGTTACAGACCCCTCTAATTCTGGAACGCGACCGACTTGATCGGGCATCTTGTCTACTATCTTCCAGAATATATCCATCATCTCAACACAATTCAAGGTCTTTTGACCCTCTTCAAAGGTGCTGAGATCAATGTTTATTTCCAAATAACCACTAACCATGATGTTCTCCAAAAATGGTGGACGTTGTCCATATTAGTTATCCGTCGATTCGGTCATTATCCTCTAACCTATTACCTATGTCAATCAATGTCTCTGAAGATTTTTCAAGCTGATCTGCCACCGACTTGAGGAGATGCCCCGCATCCTGTATTTTGAGGTAGTTGTCCACAGGCATGGTTATCTCCACGCACTCTAGGACTTCTTCTGCCTCACCTTTAGCCTGTACTAAAACCTCTTCAGCGTTTCTTATCATCTCTGAAGACCCAGTAATCTGAGTCTTCCAGTAGCAAGAGTCTCCCATGTTTGTCTCTCTTCCCCGATCCGGGGTTCCAGAAACCACCTAAGTGTGGCTTCTCTTTGGTCACATAGATATGCTTCCAATTCACAGTGGCATATCCACGACCGTGAGAATATACCTCTGGAGAGGGGTTGTCAACCTGTGGATCGAATTTATTTATGGTGTAATCCAGCACATCCTTTAGGGGAACCCTCCTTGCATCCCGTACCTCGTTCTTGTCGTTCATGCCTTGCACGTTCAAGTACACACGGAAAGCTCGCACAAGGGCTGCTTGCTTCTTCTTCTCATCCACACCTAGATTCCTCATACGGCCTATATTTGTGGTGATCCGGTTCAGCATCCGCTCCTTGTCGAACCAGCCTGTCTTCTTTCTTGTCACAATAGCTTCTTTCTCCGTGTTCTGGATTGTACGGAGTAGTTTATTTAGGGTTTTTTCTGCTCTTAGCATATAAGTACCTCCTTATATATTATACACGGCACTCCAATACCGTCTACAACTGTAACCTCTGGTGAGTATTCATTCCTTACGAGTCTTCCGTCCTTATGAGTGAATAATGCGACCTAGTGAGGGGGTGGACACGAGGTTAAATTTGGTGTATATTCCCTCTTGGATTGGCTGTCTGGAGCCTTTGATTACAGGCTAGGACAAGAGGAGTCTTGCCACTGTTCAGCCAGTCTCTTTCATTCACGGGAGATTTAATATGACTCAGGTTAAAACCTTCTACGTTCAGCCTCATAGCAGTCGAGATACCAAAATGATCTTGGGCTTAAACGGAAAGGATTATGTATTAAGTGCTGAAGATGCTATGGTGGTAGGTAGGTTGTTGAAAGACATAGGTAAGGAAAGGCTAGAAGACTGGTTTAATGCAAAGAAATCAAGCACTTAGACCAGAAACCTTACATATATGAAAGAGGAGTTTAACTGAAAATCCAGAGAGTAGGCTGGAGAATAATTGGGATGGCGGGAACCCGAAACCTACAAGCCCCCGCCGCTGTGAGTACCGCTATGACAGGGGGCGGTTGTAAAACATGGGTAATGTGATATTGTAAAATCCATCCTAGCGGATGCCATGACAATCTGTTCACAGCACTAAGGGGTATCGAGAATGACAGGTATATCACTATGCCCTGTCAAAAAGACAACTATGCTTAAAAAAGGAGTAAATTATGGTGTATTCAAGGAATATCAGAGCAATGGATCGAATGTTTGACCGTTTACAGCTAATGACACAGACAGTTACGCCCTTCCGGGCTGTGGAGAGTGTTTTTGATGCTCTCACCACACCAATCCCCCCAGAAGAAGGCACATATACGTGTTACGAGATGACTCCGGTTACTTTCACAGTGAAACATCTACCGGATGGCAGTATTCACTATGACCGTGTCCGGTTACTTTCACAGTGAAACATCTACCGGATGGCAGTATTCACTATGACCGTGTAAAACCAGAAGCTCTCGAAGTAGAAAAAAAAGCCCCCACCGAAGTAGGGGCTGAATGATACTACTTGAGTAGCCTCTTAATGAGGTTGTCTAGCGGTTTAACTGCGTGGCTTTGAACATTTATAAACGTGAGTTTTAGAATTTCTGGCGTTCTAGGTAGTGATTGATTTTCGTCGTAGACCTCAATCGAATCCCACGCTATACGCCTACGGCTATTTGGAAAATTTTTATGGATTACCTGACCAAATTTTCCTTCAATTT